ATACTAGTTATGAGTATACACTGGCTTACTCATTGTATAATATAAATACTGTAATTAATTTTCGTATGTTTCGACGAGTTTTTCTAAATTAGGAAAAAACGCAATCTCTTCTAGTATCTTTTTCTTCTCTCTTCGTATACTATCGATTCTTTGCGACCACCAGTCTTCTTTCACCGCCCTTTCAATTATTTGTTTCGACCGTTCAAAGTCGGTTACGTCCAATCTTACAAAAGCATTTGAATCCAATTGATCTTCTAGGTTTGGACAGCCCCAATAAAAGCACAGTGTTTCACATAAAATCGGTTCCCATATTTTTTCCGTGGCGTAATTGTGTTCGGAATTATTTTCAAATGAGATGTGGTATTTATAAGGCAATATACTGTTTGTCTTGTCGTCGTCGCGCAATTGTCCCGCGTATGTTTTAAAATCGTGATAGTTTTCTCTCCCGAATATATCCATTTTATCGTTAATGTATTCTGAATTGGATTCTAAATATCTAATAAAATCATTTCGAAGCACATGTCCTTCGTCGAAATTCTTTTGACTGCATACCGACGCAATCTTGTCTGTTTTCGAAACATTTTTAAAATCAGCGCTAATTTCGTTCAACCCTGTTTTCAAAAGCCATTGAACATTGTTTAAATACTTTTTGTGCGAATGAACATGCCGAAATTGACTTTCAGAAGGACAGGACCATTCGCCCCACGTTTTAACCCCCCAATTTTTGGTTTCGTCATAAACCCATGGCTCCATTTGGAATACAAATGTTTTTTTCGGGTCATGATATTCATTCGTGGAGTTAATTATGACATAGTAATCAACGTCGCGTCTATCATCGTAAACCATCGTTATTTTCGTGTTTTTTCCATACCAACCAAATTCTTTGGCATTTTGACACATGTTTGACCATTCTTCGCACAATCGTTTAGAGTCGCACCAGTTGCACAACATTTTAACCTTGATCTCTTTATGCTTAAACTCTGATACATGTGAAAAGTCAAAACCAGTAATGTCTTTTTGAATGTCGGTGTCGACGGGGTTTTCTACGTGTTCATACCATTCTGAAAACACAATATGAGGTCTTACTTCACTTGCGATTATGTCGCCGCTTATATGGGCTAGTTTTAGGACATAATCAATGCCGTGACCTATTCCCCTTTCTTTGATATAATCCAGTAATTTTTTAGCCCCTTGTTTGGAAATACTGTAAGCGAAAAACCCGCCAATGTATATCCCTTCTTCTAATTTTGCGATATTTAGTGTTTCGGGTTCTTGGACATCGTATATATGCCTAACTTGATTCCGTTCGCGTTCAAACATATGATACCCCAGTAATAAAAAATCACATTGGGTATATTTATCTTTGAGAGAAACCATTTTTCTAGCAAAATCGGGGGACAAATTAATGTCGTCTTCAAATATAAGATAGTAATCATTCTCCTTGTCGTTTAAAAGTTTTTTCCAAAGGCGGTAATGAGAAAGAGCACATCCAATAAACCCCTTTCTTCCTCCAAAGTCATTATTCTTGAAAAGATTGTAAATTTCCATAGTTGGATTTAATATACTTCCATCGACTGCTTTTATAAATTCCAAGTTTGACGATTTTATACCGTGTCTAGCAAACTCATTTGTGGTATTTTCCATTCGGTCGGGTCTTTTTTCCAAATTGATAATTTTTATAGGAATGGGAATAGTTTCGATACCCGTTTCTTCAACTTTATATTCAATCTCTCCCGTATGTTCTGGCTTATTTACGAATTGTTCCACTTCATTAAGTTGATAAGCATTTAATTTATTTTTATCAAACCTTTCAGACGTAAGTCTTCCGATGTGTTTGTTTGTAATTCTGTCGAAAAATGCCGATTTATATCCCTTAACAGTATATCTTCTGGCATACTCTGCTTCGAAAAATGTTTCGTTAGACGTAAAGTCGCCTATTTCCAATATTTCATCAACAGAAGTAAGCGATGGTCTAAAACTATAATTAGGCCAGTAATGACAATTAGAATAATGAAATGTTCCTTCTTTGTAATCGTGTATTTCTATTTTCAAATCATCGTCGTCTCTTTCCATTACACCTACTCCTCCTTTTATTCGATAATCTTCAATCGTTTCGGCGTAATTTACGTTGAATAAAATCTGTCTCACTCCATCTTTTCTTAATAATTCAAGAGCATTGATTGATTTCCCCACATAGTTTGTCTTGTAATGAAAAAGAAAATCATCCTCCATATGTATCCAATACTTGGGTTTTAATTCCGAAAGCTTTTTGTAAATTATATTCATGCTCGATAAATGTCCCTTTTCATTTTCTGGTTTGAAACAATAATCAATCCACGGAAAGTTCCTAGTCATCTTCGCGCGATGGTTGGCTGATGAATTATCGTCAACGCAAAACCAATAATCGATTTTATTTAAATCGGTCCATTGGTTAAGGATTGAACGTATTGTTTGTTCAAACAAATCATATCTTTTACACGTAGTGAACGATATGAAAACCGTCGGCGATCGTTTGTTTTTAAATCTAAATTCTTTTACTTGCGTAAGGGTCTTTTTACACGTGTCATGTAAAACATTCCAACATATAAACATTTCATTATTAGGGTCTTTTGTTTCCTGATCATTTCTCAATTCGTAAATGATTTGGTCGACTTTATTAAATAAATCCAGCGATTGTGGATCAGTTTTAATAATATCCTTACAAAGATGAAATTTAGATAGAACGTTCTTGATAACGTCTTGGACTTTACAATGGGTAATAATAACCTTTGCGCATTCGTACGCAGTGTTAAAATCGCCAATTTCGCAAGCAGAAATAAATGTATTGAGTTCGAATTTATGATCATCATAATGATCTTTCAACAAAAATAATTTCGCAATCGGGTTTTTATTATAATTTTTATACTTTTTATAAAGAAGAATAGTCAGTATATGGTGTTTGTTTATTCTTAAAAGTTCCGACGCAAGTATGATACCTTCTGATCTTTCAGAGTCGTATTCTTCTGATTTTAGGAAAAATTCAAGTGATTTTGCGAAATTTCCTAGTTCTTTATAAAACTTCCCAAGCATTATACAGCTAAAATATTTTTCTTGATTCCAATTACCCAGAGTCAAAACTTTCTCATACCATTTAATGCTTTCTGTTTTTTTTCCACAATCTCTATACGACTGAGCGCAATAAAACGCATATCTATATGCCAGACTTTTTTCGGGTTTTTCAATCTCTTTTTCAAACGCCTTTTCTAAAATTTTGGCATCGTCAAGATACTTGTTGGGATTTTTGCTTCTATAACCACACCGATTTGATTCAACGTAATAATCGCCGTATATAGTCTGTTCCAATTTTTCCTTCTCAATACATTCGAGATATTCGTGTAATACTCCGACAAATCTCCACCGGATTCTATTGCTTACTAATAGTGATCTAGTGTAAACAAACCCCTTACCTATAATTAAATTATATCTGTCGCAAATCATTGGATTAGGAAGTTTAAAATCGCCACACAATCTATCGTCTGCGTCAAAAATCAATACGTAATCCGATTTATTATATGCCACTTCGAGAGATTTCGTCCTATTTTCTCCGAAATCTTTCCATTCATGTTCAACTAATTCGCCTGGTATATTTTTTGATTTAAAAAAATCTATTATTATTTCCCGGGTGTCGTCTGTCGATCCTGTATCCGAAATAGCCCAATAGCTAAATTTTATTTTGCTGCATAGATTTTCAAGGGTATCTTTAATAACCTGGGTTTCATTTTTCACAATCATACAGAGGCAGATTGTTTTATTTGGATTTCCGGTTTTTTCAATTAAACGATCCATGAAATTGTTGCTATATGATAATTAGTATTTAATTTTAAATATTAATTATATGATATATTTTATACACTTTATACATTTCAAATTCTCTTGTGAATCATTTTCACTTTAAATGAAGCCTTTTCATTTTGAATTTGTTCATTTATTGCTTCGTCTGTTACTATGTAACCATAAAATTGCCCGTAACCGTCCTTTTTAATATTTAATAATTCAGTAGGAACTGTTTGTTTATCCAACATGAAATAGGTTGACTTGGGTCCAACCGCATAAGGATAAGGAACGTCGTTATTTCCTATAGGAGAATAATATGATTTTATATCTTCGTCCGTTTCGAAAGAGTATATCTCGCTTCCAATATAAATATATTTATGTTTCGAAACTTTAACCAATATGGAATTGCCTAGACTTCCCTTTCCTTTTTTTGAGTACAATGGATCGTTCAATAAATTTTCTCCTAAATACAGGGTGTTGTATTTAGTATTTACTATTTCTTTGTTGGTTTCAGTTACAACCACTTCAATATGCTTTGTCGTTGGCGAAACTGTGGCAATAAATGGCATCGAGTAATTATTATGAATCAAATATGCCCTTAGTCCTTTTCCTTTCATTTTGACAGTTTTATTTTTATTCGCCTTTGTTTCTTTCGTCCATTTATATACGCCGTTTTTATCACTAGACGAAATGTAGGATAATCCGTCGTTTCCGAGTTTTACTACTCCTTTACAGTCTTTTGCGTGAAACGGAGGACCTTTTCTGCTTTTGTATTTCTTAGTATTGAGTTTTTTACAGGACATATTTGTTATATATAGTAACGTAAAAAAATATACGGGATTTACACTACTTCTGAAGATAATATTTACTTACATGTTGTTCGCCATATACTAAATCCTTAAGTGTTGTACTTTTTATGTTTCCATCATGTGTCGAAAACAATACATTTTTAATATTATATCCTTTTTTAGGAGGGAGAGCCATCATATCAATAATACAATTAATACATGGTTTTGACATTCCTAATTTTCCAGTTTTTGTCGTTTTTATAACCAACAAGTCGATATTTTTCACATGTTTTTTATTTCTAGATTTTTTCTGTAGAGGTTTAAGATTATTTATAACGCTTGATTCGGCGTGTATCGACCCGCAATCTTTATTACAAAGATACTCATTCATTCCGTAGCTCAAAATATACATACTAGAACTATTATGTGAATATACGCAAGCCATATGATAGGATTTTCCATTGTCGTGGTATGTTTTTTTTACGTTACCTGATTTAATTTGTTCAATGTCTATATTTTGGTTAAGGCCGAGTCTTTTCTTAACAAGTTCTTCAATAATGCTTGGGCTAGTCATATCATTCGAAGTTATACTTTTTATTAACATGATATAAAATAATTCAATTTTATGTTTATTTGTTTATTATAATTATAATTATACAATATTAATAACAAGTGTTCCATAATTTGTATCATTTTTCTTTTTATTATTGAAAATGAAATCAATTAAAGTTGTATATATACTATTATTATTGCAGATTATCTTAAATATAATATTCAGTTCTAAATAAATAACATTGAAAACCTTTTTATCGTCGTTTACGTCCTTTACAAATAAAGTTAAAAATGCTTTGAAACTAATTTCATTCTCTTGAATTGTTTCAAAATGGATCGCTTTATTCGGTCCGTTTACAATATACAGATCTGGATTACCATAAAGCTTTCTGAATTTATTTTCAAATGTTTTGCTATAAAGATACATAAAATAATAGGATGATTGTGTAGCCAACATGATAAACAACTTGTCGTAAAATAATTCAGGATCATCACAGAATATATATTCCTGGAACTTTGATACAAAGTCTTCAAATAGGACTGGATTAGATACAAGTGATTTATTAATTAAAAGATCTTGCCTGGCAAAATCTTTTTTATACTGAGAATATATATTTTCCCAGTTCATTTTGTATGAGTTGTAAATATTTCGAATGTATTCGTCCGAATCAAACGAAACCTCTTGTGGTGCAAATTTGTAACAATATTGATCTTCCTCTATATTTTTAAGCAATATTTTTTCATTTATAAATGTAATGAAAAAATAATCATTATCATTATTATCTTCTTTCATAATAGTTTCATTTTTTACTTTATCCATAATTTGTTTGTTGTATTGGAGATATATATAATATAATACTATATACTATTTAATATACCGATTTATTCAATCGCCAATTAAGTGCTATGAGGAGATTTTAATTGCCTTTTACTTTTTTACTACCTAACCGTTTACGTTTATTGGTTCGTGTTAATTTTAACTTGGCAAACCTTTTTGATTTTGTTCGTCTCATTCCTTTTCTTTTATCTATTAAATTGAAAATTAAATTGATTTAGAATTAATCTTGTTAATTATCCTTAATCAATATGGAGAAAAAGATTGAAGTCAAGATCGACGATTTTCAGAAAAAGTTCAAAGACAGCATCAATGAATGGTTCAAAGAAAACAAATGCACGATTACTTCATCTATAGCATCGTCTAATGGAGGAGGTGGCGGCGACAAGACGAACGAATTCCTAATGTTTGTTTATGACTACGGAGGACTTAAATTGACAAAGGACGACTTTCAAAAAAGAAAAAGAACGAAAAACATGGTTCCGATTCACGACAGATGTAATGCGAACCGTTCAAACGGGCAGCAATGCACTCGCAGGAAAAAACCGTCAAGTGATCATTGTGGTACTCATTCAAAGTTCAGGCCATTCGGAGAGGTAACTATAGAAGAAAAGGAAAATTCAGAGGAAATAGAATTGTGGATTGAAGACGTAAAGGGAATAAAATACTACCTTGACAAGAATAATAACGTATATGAAAGCGAAGACGTATTATCTAATAAAAAAAACCCAAAGGCTATCGCTAAATGGAAAAGGGACGCCAAAGATAATTACGAGATTGTATTTTGCTGATTTGATATTTTGCTATTAGAAAGTTTCAGTTTCGATAATATATTTTCAAAATAATTATTATGTGTTGACGTAATAGTATCAATACAATTCAAAAACATTTCGATTTTACTATTGAGCAAGTTATTATTATACGTTTGAACGTGGATTAATTGGAAGATGTTAACTCCTTCTTCTCCTTGTTTTTTACAAGAATCAACTGTCTCGGTTCTTGTTTTAAGAATTTGAATGAGTTCATTTATAACGCTAATAATCACATGATGCATATCAAATACAAGACCTATATCGTATTTTTTCGTATATTCAAAACTTTTATACTTGGGGTAATTTTTAGACAAGATCATATCCTGTATTTTTTTACATTTCATATCGGAAAGTATATATTGTTTAATCAATCCAAATAATTTGTAGTATTCACAATACATATTATTGTCAATGTTTTTATATATGGAAGTCAAATGAACATACTCCAAATTAAGCAATCTATACTGAAAAAAAGCAGAATCCAGACCATTTACATTCTCATTTGATTGACTGTAATTTGAAACATATTCATTATAAATATTTCGCGAAATATTTATATAATTACTCATTTTTTCAATTTCAATGTCGATATTTTTACGTTGTTCGAACAAATGTATAAAATCTTTTTTTAAAGTTTCAATGTCTTTCATATATATTTGTAATACATTTTTTCTGTAAAAAATATTCTGTAACTATATATGTAAACAGAAATGAATAATGGCAGACTTAATATAAATGATTCTATAAGTGAAGAAAAACTAAGCAGTTCGACTTCTTCTAATCCGCATCCGCATATAGAATGGGGCGAGGATCATGAAAACATCCTGGTCGAATGGGCAGACAAGGCGATGTGTTATAGATGGCTACATTCTAAATGTAGAGATGTTTATTACAAAGCAAATACTCTATTCACTATCCCGGTTATCATAATGAGTACAATTGCCGGAACGGCGAATTTCGCTCAAAAACAGTTTTCGGAAAGCGTTCTGCCTTACGCAGTTATGGGAATAGGCGCAATAAATCTGCTTGCCGGAATTTTAACAACTATTCAACAGTTTTTGAAAATCAGCGAGTTAAACGAAGCACATAGAGTTGCTACTATTGCATGGGACAAGTTTTATAGAAATATAAAGGTTGAACTGTCCAAATCGCCGAATGAGAGAATACCTGTGTCGCATATCATTAAGCATTCGAAAGAAGAATACGACAGGCTAATGGAAACATGTCCTCAAATAAGTGAGGACGTTATTCATGAATTTATAGTTAAATTTTCTGTGGGGAAAATGCAAGACGGGGTTTCAAAAGATATTCAACGCGGCTTTATGGGATTGAAGACGCCTGAAATATGCGACGTACTGGAGTCGACACGTTTAAGCGTATTCAAAGGTACAAAAGGAGAGATTAAATCCAATCAAACTTGTGATCGATTAAAAAATAATAAGCGGATTAATTTATTCATAGAACAATTTAAGCTTACAAAGAAAAGAGACCCGACTAAATCTGAAATACTAGAAGAATTGAGCGATGAAATTTCGATTGAATTTCTAGAAAAATACATTGAGGAAATAACTACAAGTAAAATTATGGGCGGATATGAGGAAAATATTACTATTGACATTGGAATCGATAATAATGACGATTTATATAGTAGTAGCGCATAAATCATTTGTTTATACCCTGTGTAGGGGTTTTTACAAAAAGATTAGGTTTTCTATTTGGCAAAATCTGTGACAATATAGCTAAACCTATAAAAAACCCCAAATATACACCATAATATTCAAAATCAACCCCTAAAAAGTTAAATATAGTTGTAGCTGAGATACAGGCAACTACAATTGTCAATATATAAAGCGCGTTACCATACAACATACCTATAAACATATTTTCCCCTTTATTTTTATTTTCATCTTTGTTCTCCATAACTATACTTTATTATTATATTTATTTGTTGGGTTTATGTCTAATACTCTCTTTCACAGACTCCGTTCGACTTTCTAAAATAAATCGAGTAACGTCGTCTGGTTTAATATTACTATTCGAGACAAAATATTTAGCAAGACAATCGACCAAGTGTTTTTTACTGAGGGGATTTCTTATGTTACTTTTTGTATAAATGATCTTTCCTTCTGATAAATTAAAGCAATCTATTTCATTCTTTTTCATGACAGTCACAAGCGACTCGGTTAAATTTTTCATTTTGGTTTTTCGCATTTTTAATTCTTTTTGGAGAATTTTAATTTCATTATCATTTTGAATCCATTCTTTTATATTTCCAACCAATTGTTCTTTTTCCATATTTGAAAGTCTAGTTATATAAGGAAGGAGAATTTGGTTTAAATCTTTTTTTTATATATTCACCACGCTCTACTTTCGAAACGGGATACGCTTGCTCCACTTTGGCTGTCTGTGTAGTTTGACGTGGATCCTCGCAACCTTCTTGTTGCGAGCGCGCAAATCTTGTTTAACTGACTTGTCTTCTTTATTAGTCATTTCAATGTAAATAGTCTTGTCCTTTTCTGTTTCAAAACATAGCATACCATCTGCATTCATAATCGGAATGCCGTTGTAAACATAAAATGATGAGCCGTCCATATATAGATCTTCTCCCCCCTCTTCATCGTCATAACTATCATCTTCCTCCGTTCCGTTCGAGTGAAATAGTATTTCTTCTTTTGTCATGAACCTTGTCATGAACGTTCCAGAATAATCGCCCTTGCAAACACTGCACTTGAACGGATTTTCTGCATTGGAAAGCCATTTCCGAAGACATCCTAGATGGACCTCTAGGCCGCCTTTACAGTAGCATCCTTTCACGCTCATCAACTTACCTTGATCTTCGAGGCATATATAGCAGGACATTGCGTTGCGTGTTTCTGAAGGTCTTCTTGTCTTTCGGATTCTTTGAGCGGGGTAATGAGGTATAATTATTGAAAAGTTTCATTTCAATTTTTTCAATAATTTTTACATGAAATTATGTTATGGCTATGTTTTAAATCTTTTCACACGAAATTATGTTTTAAATCTTTTCACACGAAATTATGTTTTTATTTATGACAACATTTTTTGTTATCTTGTCTACCACCTTTCCAATTTCTCTAGTATCTGTTGTCATGACTTGACTTACGATTCTTAGATATTCTTCATTTTTTGGATTAGATGAATCTTTAAACCCGTTATTATCAGGATTGGATTCCCACTCATTTATATTTTTTATTAGTTTATACGAAACGTTTTTAACAGCAGAGCTCATAATAGGAGTAACCGTGTCATCATCTGTATTCCATGTATTATTTTCCTTAACATGGAGCTTTTTTCGTTTGGGATCACTGCAATGTATAGGTCTTTCAGTTATTTCAAGTTCATTCAATTTGTCCATAATTAGTTTACTAGTATTATATACAAATCCCATTTTACCCATATTGGCCAAATCGTTTTCGGTGGTAGATATGCTATTAACAAAATCGCTAATATTCATGGCATTTTTACACGTATCGTTCAAAAAGAAATTAAGGCTGAAATTCTTATGATTATTCATATTATTATAAACATTATTCACTACATTGATTTTACTAGTCATGTCTATAATCGCCTTTTTGAACTCTTCATTCTTTTCTATAATCAATTTTTGTAATTGATTGTTGCGATTCAAAATGTCTAAAAGTACAGTGTCATGTGTAGAAGTCTCTCCAATTGCTCCGGATCCAATTATAGACGTGGTAACATTAGTTTTTTTTGAATTATCGCATTTAATTTCATCTGAACATACATTTTTATGTTTCCATAAACTTTGTCTGTGGATGTATTTCCTATCACAAGTTTCACAATTGTACTTGTATTCAAGCATTGATGTTTTATGCAAATCGTTAAATTTGTAATGCTTTTTTGTTTTCAGATGATCATTGTAAGAACTTTTTCTACAACATTTGAATTCGCATGGTTCGCATACGAACCACATGCGCTTTTTTTCAAGTGACATATCCATCTTTTTAATAAATTATAACGTTATATTATACCTATAAAAAAACTCTCTAAACCAATTTACGCAATAATGAGACTGGAAAATGCTTTTATTACTATCTTTATCGTATTTCTTATGTAATCCAATGTAACCCGCCCGCCGCCGTTTTTGCGTAAGTCAAAACGGCCTCGTCACAAATCTAATCGTAATTTTATAATTAGCCAAACCATTTTAAGTGTGAATAAAATGATTATATCTAAGGTACCTTTTTTTTGTAAGTCTAAATGTAAGTCTCTCTGGACTTACGCAAAAACGGCGAATCACTTTTTTTAGAAAATCAAAAAACCGGGTTGGTAACAACACGAAAAAGTCAAAAATGAAAATAAGAGCATTATGCTCTCATCACGTTTTCACGCGTTTTTTTTAAAAACTCGACCTGACTTTTTGAAAAAGGACATTTTAAAAATGTCCATTTTCATTTTTTCAAAAAACTTTTTGGAAAAAAAACGTGAAAATGTGAAAAATTAAAAAAAATAAAAAAAAATATCCAAAGGTTTAATTTCCGAAACCATTTTTAGTAATAGAATGGTTAATAATTTGAAAAATATCAAAAATATATACTTTTTATGACACTGAAAGTTTGCGTTTAATAATATAATAACAAGAACCCATACACATTCAAATGTAAATTTCTCTCCGCCGTTTTTGCGTAAGTCAAAACGGCCTCGTCACAAATCTAATTGTAATTTTATAATTAACCAAACCATTTTAAGTGTAAATAAAATGATTATATCTAAAGTACCTTTTTTTTGTAAGTCTAAATGTAAGTCTCTCTGGACTTACGCAAAAACGGCATTTGAATGATTTTGAAAAATCGAAAAAACGGGTTGGTAACAACACGAAAAAGTCAAAAATGAAAATAAGAGCATTATGCTCTCATCACGTTTTCACGCGTTTTTTTTAAAAACTCGGCCTGACTTTTTGAAAAAGGACATTTTAAAAATGTCCATTTTCATTTTTTCAAAAAACTTTTTGGAAAAAAAACGTGAAAATGTGAAAACAGAAAAACATTTAAGACATATATTATTTATTTAATTAAATCCGGCAATTGTATATATTGTCAATGTCGAGCAATAAGAGATCAAATAAAAATACAAGAAAACGTAACGATTTTGGAAATACTACAGTGAGCATTCAGACAAAAATAGTATCGACTTTTTTATGTATGCTTAATACAGTAAAGTTGTATCATTGGTCTACGAACAATTACTCTACGCATAAAGCAACGGATCAATTGCATTCCGATCTAAGTTCAAAGATAGATACATTTGTGGAAACAATGTTTGGAAAAGAAAGCATCGCGGTTAGAGAAAAAGTATTACGAATGAATTCTATTCATGTGCATTCAATGACCACTAAAAAGGATTTTAAAAAAGAAACAGAACAATATAAATCTTTTTTAATAAACCTTGGTAATAATAAAACGTTTAATACTCAGAAAAATAGCGACTTGTTGAATATGAGAGATGATATTCTTGGCTCATTGAATCAATTTCTGTATTTACTTTCTCTTGATTAATTTATTTATTACCATTGCCCGATACAAAATAGGCAAAATAGTCAAGTATCCTTTTTGAAGGAGGTGAATGATGTGATTCGGTCGGTTTCGTTTCGGATTCTTCGAGTTCAGTTACAATAGGCGTGGATATAATAGCCTCTTCTTTAGATTTAGATTCTTCTATTGTAATATCATTATATTCTGATAAAGTCTGTGTAGATGATTCCTTCGTTTCCTTTTTAACGGTTTCATTTGGCGGTTTTATGTCGTCTGACGATGACGACGTGGTCTTATTAACAATTAAAAAATAAAAAAATGGGATAGAGCATATAAAAAAAAGTAGTCCAGAACGTTGTTTGGGTTGATCCATTTTTTTTTGTATATATATACAATTTTTTGTCTTTATACAAATATTTAAAAAAAATTGAATTAAAGATGTAAAGTTATGTTTAAGATAAATCTTTCAAGAACAAAATGAGCAACGTTCAATCGAAATCATTTGCAACTGAATACGACGTTACACCTGAACAAAGGGACGATGAATCGAAAATCCAAACCGAGGTAAGTGATTTCGAACTGCTTTTATTAAGCAACATACCATTGGATGACACACTGGATGACACACAGAACGAGAAAACTACGCCGAAAAATGAAATAAAAATAACTCATACATTTTTAGAAAATTACAAGGACAGTGATAAAGTTTTACTTGATAATCTTCCCACAAACTATAGAGATAAAAAGTTTGTTTTACTAGACGTTCAAATGCCGCATTTTGATCCTTTGTATGAAACCGTAGCATGGGTCTTTACTATAGACAAGTCGGGTTCTATGAATTGGATATGTAAAGACGGAAAGAGTAAAATGGACCATTTGAAACAAACATTTGTTAACATGCTTGGATATTTCATGGAGATCTCTGAAAAGTTTGGTATTAAACAGACAATCACGATTTTAACATTCAACGATATCACAACTGTGGTTTGTAAAGACGTTCCTATAACGGCTGAATTTGTAAAGGACTTCAAATCGACCATAAATCAAACATTTAGTCCATCTGGCGGGACAGATATTTATAGATCATTAATGCTTGTTAACGAACATGTAAAAAGTCATCCTATATTCTTAGAGGAAAAAGAACAATACAAATCTTTAATAGTTCATGTATTCATGAGTGACGGAGAAGTAACATCGGGTATAACGAACAAGTCTGAGATAAAATCAAATGTCATAAACGATAGACGAGTGTACAATTCATTTATCGGATTCGGAGAGACACACGACAGTGAATTGATGAAGGCTCTATCTTCAGGTTCTTGGTCGGATTACTTTTATGTCAAGGATTTCGAACAATCTTCGGCCGTTTACGCAGAAACAATATACAACGGTTTATATCAGTATATTAAAAATGTAAAAATCACAATTAACGGAGATGACACTGCTCTTATTTACAACTTTGATAAGAATTCCTGGTGGCCTTCTCTAGAAGTTGATAGTATTCAGTCTGGTGCAACAAAGAATTTTCACATAACCTTAGCAAACTATAACCCAAGTATGAATATTAATATTGAATATGAATTGTCTGGAAATAAGAAGAATATCAATAGCAAACTTAAGAGCGAAAGTATAGGAAAAATGGACATTGATGCGTATAAATATTTGTGGCGTCAAGAAACTTTGGACGTATTATTCGAGATTGAAAAATATACCAACAGCAATAAGTTTATGTACGATGAACCACCTTTTGTCGGAACTGGTCGTGTAAAAACGTCTGGAGTAAGAAGTTTACAGCCTCTGGCAAGTTTACAGCCTCTGGCAAGAGCACAGTCAGTGGGAGATAGGGCTAAAACAGATGGATTTATAGTTGACTATGAGGAATATGAAGAGAAAGAAGAAAAGATTGCCACTCCAAAAGTCCCGAGAAAACCCAATTGTTGCTCAGCCTTATTTAATTACACGGATTACGAATACGAAACAGACACAGAAGAAGCAGAAGACGACGAAGAAGAAGAAGAAGAGAATCAAAAGACAACAGTAGTAAAATCGCCAGAAATAACTTTACCATCGGCTGAGTTGCCATCGGTTGATTTACCATCGGCTGAGTTGCCATCGGTTGATTTACCATCGGCTGAGTTGCCAT